TATTCACTCTCATTATCCAAATCGTCGATGTTTTCCGGTAAATGATCGTATAATCGTTCACAATCGATTTGGTAATTAATTTCATAATCATCAAGGAAATCACGTAAAGAAATTCTATCGTTAACACAATGTTGATCATCTAAATACGATTTCCAAAACGAGAGGTTCTTTTTCGTGATTTTACTTGGGAAAATTTCGACGGTAAACTCTTCATCACCTTTACACCCACACTGTTTAAGAATGTCTTTTTCACCTTCGAGGTACATATCAAAAAAGTGTTCCAAAATACCAATATCGTTGGGTTCATAATAAAATTCAATAAATTGAGCTTGACCATACGATGTTTCTAATTTTCTATTAGAAATACCAATATACGCAATATACTTATACGTACTTTTAGGAATAAGGTGTGCAGGGTACCCAAAATCAGCGCGTAAACCGTATACTTTACATTTTTCACCGGCTAATTCGGAAAAGAGTTCGTTGACGTCGAAAAGTTCAACAATCGTGGTACAGTTTTTAAGGAGTTCGTAAGTAAGGCTCATCGTATTATATTACACATTAGTTGCTAAGTTTTAAGTCCATATTTTCAGGAAACGAGTTATAGAGTTCCGTCCAGTCAACACTTCCATGAAGGTTATTTTTTTCAACAAACTGTAATAGAGTTTTTTGACAGTTAAACTCGTTTTTAAAGTAATTCATCCAGAACTCGACCCACTCTTCCGGGACGTGTCGCGGGACAACCATGGTATTCAATGTATCTTTTGCCAGCATTTGGATTACTGGTTCAATAATACCAATTCGAGTACCATCTTCGTATTTCTCTTCATACATAAAGTCCACTAAGTGAAGTTTATCGTTAAATGTAGATACACCAACATAAGCAACGTAATTAAGTTCTTTTTTGAACTTTATTAAATCCTGGGGAAAGTTTGATCTCAGTCTCACCCCATACACTTTAGAAGGTGTACCAGTTGAAAATTGATCGGTTCGGAAACTCGAAAGAACACCGTCAAGTTTTTCATCTCTTTCAAGAGAGACAGCTTGTTTTGTAAGTTGGTAAATGAGAGACATTTTTTTATAGTATACTTATTATAATTGATCTATATCACTTAGGTCTTCACTGTACATCAATATTTCTTCGGCCACAATTTGATAAAATGCCATTTTATACGCCAAAAACCCAAATAAAGTTGCCCCCATATTAAAATCAAATGGTAAATCATTAGAATTCCAAGTTGATTCGGCTAGTGCGAGACACGTCGGTAACAATAATCGTTTATTCAAAACGGGTATTCTTTCAATATTATCGACGTATGATGACAACGAGTCTACATAAATACACGATGCAATTGTCCCTAAAGTAGCAGATACACCGTCAATGGGTGTATGAAAAATGAAGTTATACGTCGAAATAGCTACACCGTATTGTAAAGTCGACTTTTTGATTTTAGCCTTGACTTGTTCGTATTCAGCTATACCTTCTTTACGTTTAGTAGGACATGATATTCTAATGGTTTTTGTGTACGGATTTATTATGTTTAACATATTACAATTTATTTACTCTATATCTATACCTTTAATAATATAATTTTCATCTTGAAAATACTTTTTCTTAAATGCGCGTTCCTTTTTTATAAAATCTTTACAACTCTTCTCAGCTTCATATATACGTCTATGAATATTTAATAAATTACTATTATTTACGGGTGTTTTTCGCCATTTATCACCAAAAATAGCAGAATATTGTAATTCACGTCTTTGGTATTTAAGATCATCGAGAAGTAATTTATAAAGTACGAGTGAATATGAATCATATTCATTACGCTCGTAATCATCTAAACACATTTGTTCGCGTGCAAGTGTATTCATACTTTCACGGAGTAGGTTCGCCCCACTTTTCTCTCCATCGGTTAACCAGAGTTTTGATTCTCTCTTTTGAGAATCGTGGATTTCTGGAGGCTCGTTGAGGGGCTCCCGGACACACGAGATCACGTGATTCGTACGTATTAAGTTTTTCCCATACAAGTCTTTGCATGTCACCCGGGAGTTCGTTTGTCGCTTGACAAAACGAGAGTTTATAGTCGTACGTGTGTAAGGCAATGTAGTCGTCCATTTCATTTTTATATATTTTTATACTTATCTTTTAAACTTAGGTCTATATTGAACAAACGTTTTATCGTATACGTTATATTCTAATACAATAACTTCACCAGCATCATTCATTGAAACAATTTCACTATATTTACTATTCTCTGTATCTATATAAGGTGTCTTTTCTACATTAACATTAGAATCAAAGGATGTATACGAATATGACTTTTTTAATTCTTGTGGATTTGGTGATAATAAACGACATACACTAGCATAGAAGGTATACATTATTGCTGTTATTTATATTTATTTTTTTATATACTAAATACAAGATGGTTTCACTCCAGGAGTTACCTAAAAAGGTTCAATATATAATTGTGGATTCAAAATTTGTAAATGGTTCCAATAATACGTTCAGTATAGATCTTACACTTGAATCAAATTTACACTTGGAAGATATGACGCAAGTATGTGGTCTAAAACCAGTCGATTTTTACGTGACACAGGTTGGACAGGATACCCCAAACTCTGACACTCACATAAGTAGTGTGGCAAAGTACATTGATATAACATGTGAAGATATACCTAAACGTGCTCAAATACTTGATGAACGTAACGGACAAATTTTAGCACGCGTACCACTCGAAAGACATTTTAATCATGGTGCACATACTATAGTTAGAGATAAGCAGTGGAAAGCATTTCCAAGACAAACAAACCTATTTAATCCCATATCTATACAAAAACTTCATTTTAAGTTATATGAATTTCAAGAAGATACGGATTATGTTACATTACAACCGGATGCAGAATGGTACATGGTTCTCGAAGTTACGACTGTAGACGTTAAGGAAAAACCTGTAAACCGCGAAGTTCAAATGCTTGAGGCGTTACATAAACTTATCGGGAAGATAGATGATCTTAACGTAAACGTTAAAAAACTTCCAGATAAGGAGGATATTGTAAAAATGGAAATAGAAAAAAAGAAAAAGTACCCTTTACGTTACTTAATATTGTTCATAACTATGGTAATAGGTGGGTTTGTATTTGTAAAAAATAAATTTACTCCTTCGATTCCACAACCTTCTTTTTAACAACACGTTTAACAACTTTCTTCTTTGGTGTTTCTGGTACTGGAGCTGGAGCTGGTGGAGCTGGTGGAGCTGGTGGAGCTGGTGGAGCTGGTGGAGCTGGTGCAGCGACCTTTACTGGTGCTGGAGCTGGAGCAGCGACCTTTACTGGTGCTGGAGCTGGAGCAGCGACCTTTACTGGAGCTGGAGCTGGTGGTTCGATTGCATCAGCTATTTGTTTAAGAATACCATAGACGGTATCTTTGTGAATTTTTGGTCTTTGAAGTGCAGCTTCAATTTGTTCTCTAACAGAGTCCATCGCGTAATATATATAAAAGAAATATTATCTTTATACTAAATGTTATTCATCGGTCCATCTCTTTTAAGTGGAATAGGTCAACAATGTAAAAAATATATGGGTCTTTTTCCTGAGAGTCAATACATTGAAGTTCAAAATGATATACCAATATGCGAACGTGCATTTATTTATGCTTTACCTGTACCCTATTGGATAGATAAAATACCCGAAATTAAAAGTAAAATCAAACACGTTACGTGTATGACTATATGTGAGACTGAAACCGTACACGAAGATTACGGTAAACTATTTAAACTCTTTGATAGAATCGCCGTACCGAGTGAATTTTGTCAAAAAGTGTTTAAAAAACAGTTTCCAGAAACAAACTTTTATATTATACATGCACACGTTCCTGATAATAGACCGTACACATTTTATCACATTGGAAATATAACAGATCCAAGGAAAAATTTTAATAAAATTATTGAAACATTTGTTCGTATGAATAAACCAGATTCAAGACTTCTGATAAAAGCGACGTGTAAACAACCAATTCAAATAAATGTACCAAACGTTGAAGTTATAAACGGTCTTATACCTGACGAAGATATGGAAAAAATACATGCAATGGGTGATTGTTACGTAAGTTTTTCGAGTTCGGAGGGTATAGGTATGGGTGCAGTGGAAGCAGCTTTACGAAATAAACCAGTCATTATAACGGATTATGGGGGTGCACCCGAATATATAAAAACGCCGTATACGATAGACTGCGAACGCCAAAAACTCGTAAAAGACGATTTTTTGTATCAGATAGGTATGGAATGGGGAAATCCAAATGAAAAACAATTACGTGAGTTTATGGAAGATGCATACACCAATAAAATAAGGTATATGAAACATCCGAGGACTCATATGTTGACGTGTAAAGAAAATGTATTACATGAATTCATCACCAATGTAATTGGTAAGGAAAACGATAACACCGGTGAGGATGGCACCGGACATGAGTGATCCTCTTTGAGCGATGAGCATGGCGACGATATCATCGATAAATTTAATATTGGTTGGTTTCTTAAGAAGTTCTGGTACGATTTTTGAAATTGCAAGATAAAGTGTCATGGCTATTATGACAGGTCTGAGTGTTTCTTGATCTAACATTTTTTATAATAAGGAAATATTTATTTTTGGTCTAGTTCCTAACACTTGATTATCTATTCTATGTTTTTTGCAGTAATCCCCGCAAACAGCTTTGAATGTACATTTTTTCCCTGATAATGTAAATGCTTTACATATATTACGGGATTCAGAAGTGTCCTGTTTAGGTACAGAATCTAAAACCTGTATCGGTCTTGTTTTTTTACATTCAAGTTTCCTTTTTCTCATTTTATCGAGAATTATCGCCATTTCCTCTGGTGTTTTTTTACTTGTTTTTAAATTTTTAGATAAACGTAAACAGTCATCGTAACTTTGAATATTCGATTGATGTCTTTTAGTGAGTACATTTTTAGTATCACTAAAATTCGTTTGAATCACGGTCGGTAGAAAGTATTGCGACATCTTAATTTATAGTAAAAATAAAATAACTTAGGTTAGTAAAAGATGTGGTTCTTTATAAAACTTAAAAGAACGTATAGCTTCACTTTAGGTGAGTAATATAAAAGATAAAACCTTTTACTTTTAAATGAATCTTAAGTGGACAAAAGAGTGTTATTTGTGTGAATGCCCTTTAGAGCCGTGTGTACACACAAAAACGACAGAAGAACGTATACTTGTTAGAGAATATAGAAAAATGCGACCTATTTTTACATATAACAATATTGAATATCTGAAATTTTTTGGTACAAATATAAAACGTGTCTGTTATGCATGTTATATAACGTCTTATAAAAATATTAACCCTGTATCACTTAGACACCGCGAGTGTGGTCGTATAAAAAATATATATTCGAGACCCAAGTCAAAAACAAAAGATGAATTATTATACTGGTTCGAAGGACTAAAAATATACTTAAATAAACGACTTTATATAACATAAATGGGTGAAAGTATTCAAAAACTCACACACGTGGAGCATATTTTAAAGCGTCCAGATTCATACGTCGGACCCGTTTCACGTGTAGCGGAACCTTATTGGATTTATGAAAATGATTCATTTGAAAAGAAAACGGTAGTGTATTCACCAGCACTTTTAAAAATATTCGATGAAATTTTAGTAAACGCGATCGACCGAAACTCCATGTACCCAAAAAATGTAACGTCACTCAATGTTTCTATTGATAAAACGACTGGTCAAATAACCATTGAAAATAATGGACCTTTGGGTGGTATCGCGGTTAAAATGCATGAAAAGGAAGGTTTATGGAATCCCGAGTTGACATTTGGACATTTACTTACGAGTACAAACTATGATGATACACAAAAACGTCTCGTGGGTGGACGTAATGGATACGGTGCAAAGCTTACGAATGTATATTCATCAATGTTTTCTATAAAAATTAAAGATGGTGAAAACAAGTGTATATATACACAAGAATGGTCTGATAATATGAAAACGTGTGGTACACCCAAAATAAAAAAGTATTCGAGTGCTACGTCGAGCGTTTCGATTACTTTCGTTCCCGATTGGAAACGGTTTGGTATGTCAAAAATGGATGATTCTATATATAAAATATTTGAAAAACGGGTATACGATGCAAATATTTGTACATCGCAAAACTGTAAAGTGAAGTTTCAAGATGAAGCATTACAGAAATGTACATTCAATACGTACGCAAAAATGTATACAAAATCTGATGAAATGTGTACGTTTACGAATGATAGGTGGTCAGTGTGTATCGCACCTTCAGATGATGGTTTCGAACACGTATCATTTGTGAATGGTATATGTACTACAAAAGGTGGTTCACACGTTGACCACGTTTCCGGAATACTCGCGAGTGGTATAATTGATGATATGGCAAAGAAGATAAAACTCAGACCTCAACAAGTCAAGAACGCGTTTTTTGTTTTCGTAAAAGCGACGCTCGTCAATCCGAGTTTTAGTAGTCAGGTTAAATCTGAATGCACACTCAAACCACAGGATTTTGGGAGTAAATTTGAACCACCGAAAACGTTCATTAAAAATATTCTAAAAACCAGTATTCAATCGGAATTATTGGCTTTATCAAAGTTTCGTGAAATGAAAGAATTGAAAAAAACGGATGGGTCTCGTAAATCAAAAATAACGGGTATCCCAAAACTCGATGATGCGAATAAAGCCGGTACTACACACTCTGGTAAGTGTACTCTTATTGTTACTGAAGGTGATTCTGCAAAAACACTTGCAATTGCTGGTCTTTCGGTTGTTGGGCGCGATCATTACGGTGTTTTCCCACTTCGGGGTAAATGTAAGAACGTTCGTGATGCGAGTGTAAAACAACTTACAGAAAACAAGGAGTTTAATGATCTTAAAAAGATTTTGGGTCTTCAACAAGGAAAAGTATATACATCACTCTCCGAACTCAGATACGGACGACTTATGATCATGACAGATGCAGATAACGATGGAAGTCATATCAAGGGGCTTATTCTTAACATGATTCATTATTTCTGGCCGAGTTTACTTAAACTCAAGTTTGTTGTAAGTATGGTCACCCCTATCATAAAAGCGAGTAAGGGTTCGGAAATTAAATCGTTTTATACGGACTCGACGTTTAGACAATGGTATGGTAATGGTAAAGCTGGGTGGAAAATTAAATATTATAAGGGTCTCGGTACATCCACGTCTGCAGAGGCACGTGAATATTTCAAGAAGATCAAAGACCTTACCGTTCAATTTGATACAGATGATTCAATGGACGAGTCTATAATTCTTGCATTTGATAAGACGAAATCAGATTTACGTAAAACGTGGTTACTTGAAAGTACAGAAAAGAAGGCGTCTGAACTCGAAGTACCGTATGGAAACGTTGAGCGTCTCGGTATTTCCGACTTTATTCATAAAGATCTTGTAAATTTCAGTCTTGCTGATTTGAAAAGATCTATTGCACACGTCTCCGATGGTTTAAAACCGTCTCAACGAAAAGTGTTATACGCGTGTTTCACTCGTAATCTTACGTCCGAAATGAAGGTTGCACAATTGGCCGCGTATGTTTCTGAAAAAACGTCGTATCACCACGGCGAAGTGTCTTTGGCAGATACTATTGTAAAATTGGCACATAATTTTACGGGTTCAAATAATATCAATTTACTCGAACCATGTGGTCAATTCGGTACACGTCTCATGGGTGGTAAAGACGCGAGTCAAACGAGATATATATTTACAAAACTTACTAAAAGTGCAAGAACACTCTTCGACCCAAAAGATGATCCAGTTCTAAACTATCTCGACGACGACGGTAAACAGATCGAACCAGACTATTATGTTCCTATTTTACCAACAGTTTTAGTAAATGGAACAGAGGGTATTGGTACTGGGTTCAGTTCATATATACCACCGTTTAACCCAGACGATATATGTACGAATATAAAACGTGTTATTGCAGGTGAAAATGTAATTCCTATGAAACCATGGTTCGATAAATTTACAGGTCGTGTTTTTAGTAATGAAGATGGATTATGGATTACAGAAGGTGTATGGAAATCTTCGAGTAAAAATATATCAATAACAGAACTCCCACCGGGACGTTGGACACAGGACTACAAAGAGTATCTCGATACACTTATCGAAAAGAAAAAGATTACGAATTACGTGAATAACAGTACGACTGATAATGTTGATTTTACTATTGAAGGGTACACGGGTAAAGATATAGTAAAAGATTTTAAACTCCAAAAGACATTCCATGTATCAAATATGCACTTATTTCACCCAGTAAAGGGTATTCATAAATACGAAAGTCCAGAAGAAATTCTTATAGACTTTGTTAAGATACGAGCAGAGACGTATAAAAAAAGAAAAGCGCATCTTATACGTGTATTAAAAGAAAGGGCTAAAAAATTGGAAAATATGTCGAAGTTTATTGATATGGTTATTCATGAAAAATTAATTGTTTTCAAACGTAAACGTGTAGAACTCGAACGTGAAATGGAAAAAATATTCGATAAAATCGATGGTTCATATGAATATCTCTTGAATATCAAGACGTATCAGTATACACTCGAAGCTATACAAAGTATCAGGGAAGAAACAACAAAATCTAGAATCGAGCTTGATACATTACAACAAATGTCTCATATCGATATGTGGAAAAGGGATTTAAAAATATATAAACAATAAGTAGTAAGTATGTGTGATACATCCGGTCCAAATACTGGTTCTATATTATCACTTAATGCGATTGGTAAACAAGATACATACCTTTTAGAAGATGATCCTATTCATTCATCCTTTAAGTATGAACCTAAAAAACACGCTAATTTTACAAAGTTTCATAAAAGTTTAAATATTAATAAACCAAGTAGTTCTTCGACATCTTGGCCTTTTGGTGAAACTATAAAAGTTATGTATAACCCGAGAAATATGGGTGATCTTTTAGCAAATATGTACGTAACGTTTGAATTACCCGCTCTAACAGGTTCCGATAGTTATTACGCGGATCAAATTGGGAGACATATTTTTAAATCTGTAACCATGCGTGTGGATGAAACGGTTGTTGAAAAGTTCCACGGTGATTGGGGTATAATATACGATGAACTGTACCTCGATGAATCCGAAAAAAGAACGAAAAGGTATACGTTAAATAGGAATAACGCAGAAGATACATCTTTATTACCTGGTAATCAGTTTCTGTCACTAAATAAATCACGTGTTTTTATACCCATACCTTTACTGTTTTCTCGTAAATATGAAAGTGATGAATATGAAACAAATGCACCAAATCGCCCTTATTTTCCAACGTGTGCTATGAATAAACAGAAACTTCAATTCGAATTTGAATTTCATAAACAATCTTTTTTTACAAATAACGCGACTACTCTCACTATAAATAGTTTTGATATTGTTACCGAAGAAATAACACTTGAACCAAGTGAACGCAGTTATATAGCAAATAAAAGACATGTACTCGTTACGGATATTGTTAAAAAACACCCTACTTTGGATATACCAGTAGGTGTACGAAACGCAAAACTAGAACTCGTTCCAAAAACACCTGTAAAAACACTTAATTGGTTTTTCAGACAAACCACATTTGAGGATGAAAATACATATGAGGGTGGTACAACTTTACTTGCAAATGTATTTACAAATAGATATAACTTTTCATCAAATGTAGAATATTCCGTAAATAACGAATTTTATAATCCACCCATGTCAAGTGCAAAAATATTTGTAAACGGTGAAGATGTACCAAATATTCAAGATAGTGATCATAAATATTTTAAATATATTGTTCCATTTTCAAGTCGTTTATCACGACCTTTACGAAACATTTATACATATGCATTCTCGATGAATCCGATTAATGTGGAACCATCGGGAATGTTGGATTTTAGTCAGCTACAATCAAATAGAACTGTTTTAGATATAAATATGAAACAAGGACTTACTAGTGATTACACACTACACTTATATTATGTAGGGTACCAAACATTCATTTTTGAAAATGGTATCATGACACTTGTTTAGAAAAAAGTGCATTTTTATGATCGCGAATATACCCAATTATGTTATTTTTTATACACCATCTTATGAAATTCAGCTGTGCAACAGTCGTATGTATTTCATTGGATGTACCTGGAACAGTATATGATATTTTAGATGAACGACAAAACGGATCAAAAAGTTTTTTACTGTACCCATCTAAACTTGATTTATATGCACAATGTACACTAAATATTTTACCGTCAGTTGTTTCATATGATAAATTGTTTTTCTTTGAATAATTTGTTATAAACCATTCGAGATTTCTTAAAGAAATACCACTAGTTTTATTTAGAATTTCTAAAAGTGTAGCTCTATTCTCTGGGTTATTATAAAATGTATCTATCGATGTTAGTAGAATAGCTGATTTATTCATTATTACATTATTCCACGCAATTCTCTAAATCCCTTTCTTGATACTTCACATGCCGGACAACCCGGTTTAAATATACATTCTTTTAAATTATGTGTATGACGTATACCTTCATTATTTTTAGAAACCATTTCTACCGGTTCTCTAAGTTGAGGTTGATCGATATGACTCCCACACATTCCATTAAGTTTAGCTCTTGCTATACACGGGGAACCATCTTTTTTAAAGCCTCTACAGAAATTTAATGGATTTGGAATTTCAGAGAGCAAAAGTTTTAAATTTATAGAATATTTATACGATATTTTTTCCATTACCTTTATAGTACGTCTATATAATTCGGTTTCTACTTCTTCATCCCAAAGTGTTTGTAATTTTCTGGATGTCATATTTTATATACGTCACTATTTTTTAAGTGATTTGAACATATCACTTATTTTCTGTTGCCCTTCAATTTCATCCTCTACTTTTTTCTTTGGACGTCGTTTCGGTTTCACACGTGTTAGAAGTTCCCCAAATATCTCTTCTTTCGGATCTTCAAAAAGTGGTTCAATTAAATCACACACAGGGTTTAGAAATTTGTTTATAAAATAATAATTATAATCAACTTTTAAATTATTGTCTTTTGCGTATTTTGGATCTTCAGACTTTTCAAATGCCTTTGCTTTAGGATCGCCCGTATCGATAAGAATATAAGGTACACGATCACCCGATTGTGGTTCGGAACCCGGTTGTCTTTCACGCATTTTTCTTACAACTTGAACATGAGCTTGATTAATATCCGTAATATCGGGACTATTAATAGAAACCGTAAATCCTTTTGCTTTATAGGAATCCGATAAACCCTGACTCAAAATTAGTTTTTCGTTAGGTACATCACCTTCTATAAGTTCAATAGCCCTTTGTAAAGCGAGTTCTTTAGGTGGTCCAGTATCACTACTTTCTAAAACAACATCGAGAAGTTCTTTACATACTTCACGCATGTGAGGTGTGTTATCTCTTCGTACTAATTGAAGTCCTTTGACGTCTATATAATCCATATTCATGTTCCCATCTTTACCCTTCGTCCAAAGTTTTGCCGCGTACCGTTTCTTTGAATATAAGAAATACGGACAATATACTTTTTCGAGTTCAAGGTTATTCGGTGCTTTGAAGAGTTTAGTACACTCTTCCGCGGCGCGTTCACCTATTTCCCAACTATATTCAATCGCTTCCTTTCCTGTCCGGTTTCCTACATCAAATTCAACCATAACAGAATCCGTGTCACCATACCTTACCTTTGCACCCGGGAAATTCTTTTCTACATACGCTTTTGTTTCATCGATCATACTCCTACCTTTTAGAGTTACCGTCGACGCAATTTGTACACATGGTAGCATACCTTTTGATGCACCCGTAAAACCGTACACGGAGTTCATAGACACTTTATACGCCAGTTGTTTACCATTATACATCTCTTTTAGGGCACCAGTCGATTGCGCCATATCCTTTTTAGCTTGTTTTCTGAACTGTTTTAATTCTAGAAGAATACTTGGTAAAAGACTAGGAACATCTTGTGCAAATTTGTAAAACCCAAACGTTTCATATGTTATACCCGGTATATTCTCATATTTGGAATCCATAACCATCGATGAATAACATAAATTGTGTGCCATCATAATTGATGGGTACAGACCTTCAAAATCTAAAGCTGTAATTGGTCTATAATAGGCACCTTTCTGTGCCTCTAGAACAGTCGCACCTTCATACCCATCTGCAGAATATTGCCCCCATGATATAGTTGGAATCATAAACCCCATTTCACGTGCCTTTTTTGTTAACAAGCTAAACACTTTGATCTGTTGACCCCTTTCGACTAGATAACATAGGGGGACCCAAGTGGCTTTAGCCATCTCAAGTAAGTTAACAAGTATAGATAATTTTGATAACAAACGGTGAGGTAAAAGTGTATCCTTAACACAATACTCGGCGACCTCACGCAATTTTATGGGATCTTCTTCAACAAAACGCGCAAACATCTCCTTTGGGGGCATATCGATTTTGTTATCACCAAGGTACAACTTAGAAACATTATCGAGTTTATACGAATCGAGTTTATACCCCTTTTTAACTTCATGGAACAAATCGA